TGGATGACTTTGACATGTCGCTCACCGGCTTCGATGCCGATGCGCTGGCCGAATTGATGGCGGGCGGTAGTGGTGATGATTCAGGCAACACAGATGACGATACCGTGCCGGAGGTCCAGGAGACCCCAATTTCACGCACTGGTGATGTATGGCTGTTGGGTCCGCACCGACTGCTGTGTGGGGACTCCACTCTGGCGGAGAGTTACGCGCAGTTGCTGCAGGGCGAGGAAGTGGACATGGTGTTCACCGATCCACCCTACAACGTCAACTACGCCAATACCGCCAAGGACAAGATGCGTGGCAAAAACCGCGCCATCCTCAACGACAACCTGGGCGATGGGTTTTATGACTTCCTGCTGGCCGCGCTGACGCCCACGGTCTCCAACTGCAGGGGTGCCATTTATGTGGCGATGTCATCCAGTGAACTGGACGTGCTCCAGTCAGCCTTTCGGGAGGCCGGTGGCAAGTGGTCGACCTTTGTGATTTGGGCCAAGAACACTTTCACCATGGGGCGCTCGGACTACCAGCGCCAATACGAACCCATCCTCTATGGCTGGCCCGAGGGTGGCAAGCACCATTGGTGCGGCGACCGGGACCAGAGTGATGTGTGGCAGATCAAAAAACCGCACAAGAACGATTTGCACCCCACGATGAAGCCGGTCGAACTGGTGGAGCGTGCCATTCGCAACTCCAGTCGGCCAGGGAATTCGGTGATGGATCCCTTTGGCGGTTCCGGCACCACGTTGATCGCCGCAGAAAAGACTGGCCGGATCGCCCGGCTGATCGAGTTGGATCCCAAGTATGTGGACGTGATCGTGCGCCGTTGGCAGGACTGGACTGGCAAGCAAGCCACCCGCGAGTCGGATGGAGTGGCGTTCGATGCTCAGTCAGTGAGCAGTTCTTCAGAAATTTCGCAGTGAATCACAAATCCTGTGAGGTAAGGCAGGCCGCGAGGGATTCCGTAGTCCTTGGCGGTATGGCGTCCGATGCTCCAGCCCATCCATTTTTGGGTGGCTGCTTGCACCGCCTGCTCCAAGCCCTTGCCAACGTACAGATGGTTTTCAACTTCGTCCGCAAAGTGGCGTCCATGGCGGCTGTCCAGAAACGCCCGCACGGCGTCAGTAGCGCAGCCAGTGATCTCTGCAATGGCAGGCAATGCGATCGCCCATGCTGCTGGTGCTTTATCTTGCATCGTGCCCCAAAAGCCCCAGTCTTCATTCTGAGTGGAGGGGATGCTGGTGTTGGTGGTCATGGTTTGGTCCTTGATGGTGTTGGTTGCGACACCCGTAGTAACGCGCTGATCAACTGAGAAGCCAAGCTGTTCTTGGCTTCTTTTCAATCTATTTTTGAATCACCCGAGACGGGCAACATACCGGGCGTAGTCGCCGCCCTCCGGGTTGACATACAGGTACGGGCGACCGGGCGCGCGGACCTCCACGCAGAAGTAACCATCGCCGGTCCCGCCACCTTTGCCGCGCAGCCAGTCGCGTGACTTCATCAGGTTGCTGGCAAAGGAGTCGAAGTCGCTTTGGGTCATCTCCCGCGTCTCGGTGACAAGGATTCTGGTGTTGCCAAAGCCGCCCACCTCGCTTAGGTCGGCAGGTTTTCTGGCAAAGGGCAGGCGCACGCTCAACTCCTCGACCTGGATGGCAAGGCCCTCTCGGGTGATGGTGCGTGGCGTGCGCTCGATGGTTATGGTCATGGTTGATGTCATGGTGGTGGGTGCGTTCATGGTGGTTATCCCGTTTGTTCGTCGTCAATCACGACAACTGCATGAACGCGCTGTTCCGATCAAAAGCCAAGCTATTTGCAGCATCTTTTCGATCAATACTTTGATTTAGGCGATGCGGTAAACGCGCTCGCCACCCTGGACCTTGTCGGACTCGATGGTCAGGCCGAGCTTCTTTTTGAAGGCTCCGGCAAAGGTGCCGCGCACCGTGTGGGCCTGCCATCCGGTGGCCTCGCAGATCTGCGCGATCGTTGTTCCTTCGGGACGCTTGAGCATTTGGACCACAGTGGCTTGCTTGCTGTTTTCGCGGGTGCGGACCTTGACGGGATCGGGTGACAGATCCGTGGCTGGTGCGGCGTGCGCTGAGGCTTGTGCCTCGTTGGCCCACTGAGCCTCGTGTTGCGCCACAGTGGCCTCCATTTCCGGGTCTGCGACCAAGGGTGCCAAAGGTGCGATCGATGCGACTGTGGGGCGTGGACGACCCAGAGCGTCGTAGCCTTCGGCCGCGACATACCAGTGGGTGCCACCATCGGTGGTGACCAAGGCGCGGTTGAAAAGTCCGTCGAGCACCTTCTTGCGGGCTCCGCCCTTAACGCTCTCAGGGAACCAGACGACCTGGCCGTCGTTGTGATCCAGTGCGTATTGCAGGACTTGGGTTTGGGTGGGTGTGAGTTGAATCGTGGTCATTTGAGATCCTTAGGTGGGTTGGTGATTGGGTTGAAGGTTTGTTGCTCGGTAGTGGTTTTCAGCGGGGTGGCTTTCAGTCTTCCCAGACCTGTGTGCCGTTCAGGGTGATCCAAAGGCGTGCGTCGTCGACGGTGGCCATCTCACGCACTTCCAATCCGGTCTTGCGGTTGGTGCCAGCCTTTTGCGTGTAGCAGTAGGTCTGGCCGTCGTGCTCGACCAGGCTGGGGCCAGTCTTATCAAAGTCGACCTCGATGCTCATCACGCCGCGTGCGCGGTGGTTGGTGTCGGTGACTTGTGCGTTGATCGTTTTCATTTGCTTGTTTCCTTGTTGGTTGCGACGCCTCTATGAACGCGCTGTTCCAGATGGAAGCCAAGCTAAATCTGCAAGAAGACAAACAAATGTTTGAAATATCCAATGGGAATCTCGATACGTGCCTATGCCCGCCACAGGGGGGTCACCGACACCGCTGTGCACAAGGCCATTCGTACTGGTCGCGTCACGCCAGAAGCTGATGGAACCATTGATGCCGATCGGGCCGATGCCGACTGGGCACGCAATACCGATGCGCCCAAAAGGGGAACAAGGGAGCGTGCTGAGAGCGTGGTGGTCAGGGAGGCCAATGGGGAGCCGTCCGCAGTGTTACCAGCCTCGCAGGGAACTGGTGGAACTTCACTACTTCAGGCGCGTACCGTCAACGAAGTGGTCAAGGCTCAGACGAACAAGGTCCGACTGGCCAGGCTCAAAGGGGAACTGGTTGACCGTCCGCAGGCCATTGCGCATGTTTTCAAGCTGGCGCGCTCGGAGCGCGATGCCTGGCTGAACTGGCCCGCACGGGTTTCAGCCCAGATGGCTGCCAAATTGGGTGTGGATGCACACGCCATGCACGTGGCACTAGAGGCAGCGTTGCGTGAACACCTTCAGGAACTGGGTGACTTGCGTCCCCGGGTAGATTGAATCCGAGCAATAAGTAGTGGCACAGAACATGGAAGATTACGAAGGTGCCCAAGAAATTGAGCGGGCATGGCGGGAGGGGCTGACTCCAGATCCGCTGCTGTCAGTCTCTGAATGGTCTGATCGGCACCGCATGCTCTCCAGCAAAGCATCCGCTGAGCCGGGACGCTGGCGCACCAGCCGCACGCCATATCTGAAGGCCATCATGGATTGCCTGTCGCCCACCTCGGCAGTGGAGCGGGTAGTGTTCATGAAAGCGGCGCAATTGGGTGCGACCGAGATGGGGTCGAACTGGATTGGCTATGTGATCCACCATGCGCCAGGACCCATGATGGCGGTGTGGCCCACGGTGGACATGGCCAAGCGCAACTCTAAGCAACGGATCGATCCGTTGATTGAGGAGTCCGCAGCCTTGTCGGCACTGATTTCGCCAGCACGCTCACGCGACTCGGGCAACACTATCCTGGCTAAGGAGTTTCGGGGTGGTGTTCTGGTGATGACTGGTGCCAACAGCGCGGTGGGTTTGCGCTCCATGCCAGTGCGCTACCTGTTCCTGGATGAGGTTGATGGCTATCCGCTGGACGTGGAAGGCGAAGGCGACGCGATTTCGCTGGCCGAGGCCCGCACTCGGACCTTCGCGCGGCGCAAGATTTTCATAGTCTCGACGCCGACGATCTCTGGCGTGAGTGCCATTGAGCGGAAGTACGAGGCCTCTGACCAGCAGCGCTATTTCGTGCCGTGTCCGCACTGTGCACACCGCCAATGGCTGCGATTCGAGCAGTTGCGCTGGGACAAAGGACATGCAGAGACCGCAGCCTATGTCTGCGAGTCCTGTGACACCGCCATCCTTGAGCACCACAAAACCTGGATGCTTGAGCACGGTGAGTGGCGGGCCATGGTGCCGGAGCACGGCACCAAGACTGCAGGCTTTCACCTCTCCAGCTTGTACAGCCCAGTGGGCTGGCGCAGTTGGAAGGACATTGCTGTGGCGTGGGAAGGCGCTGTGAGTAAGGTGTCTGGCTCAGCAGCGGCCATCAAGACCTTTAAGAACACCGAGCTCGGTGAGACCTGGGTCGAAGAAGGTGAAGCGCCAGACTGGCAGCGACTCATTGAGCGTCGGGAGGACTATTCGATAGGCACTGTGCCCCTTGGCGGCCTGCTGTTGGTGGGCGGTGCGGACGTGCAGAAGGACCGGATCGAAGCCTCGGTCTGGGCCTTCGGTAGAGGCAAGGAATGCTGGTTGGTCGAACACCGGTTTCTGATGGGTGACACCGCGCGAGACGCAGTTTGGAAGCAACTCCAGGCAATGCTTGCCGAGACCTGGACACACGAGTCGGGTGCGTCGCTGCCTCTGGTGCGGTTTGCACTGGACACCGGCTTTGCCACGCAGGAAGCGTATGCATTTGTGCGGGCCTGCCGTGACCCCCGCGTGATGGCGGTCAAAGGCGTAGCGCGCGGCGCAGCCTTGATCGGCACACCGACGGCTGTGGACATCACTCAGGGCGGCAAAAAGCTGCGCCGGGGTATCAAAGTGTTCTCCGTTACGGTGGGCATGGCCAAGCTGGAGCTTTACAACAACCTACGCAAGGCCGCAGACGTTCAGGAGGACGGAACCACGGTCAAGTACCCCGCAGGGTTTGTGCATCTGCCCAAGGTCGACGCTGAATACGTGCAGCAGCTTTGTGCTGAGCAGCTGGTCACCCGGCGCGAC